TAGAGCAGATAACCCACCGTCTCTTTTAGAGCTTATTCGCGTAGCGTTCCCCAACACAGATTTAGATGGTAGAAGTAAGGAAGGGAGATTAGTTAAAGCGTTTTTAGCTACCAGAAAAATAAAAGCAAGAGGAGCACATCAGTACAAGCCAAAAGAAAAAATAGAACTTACGCCAGAGCAAATAGAGTATATCGGAAATAATGGGGTAAGCTTCGATTACAAACCTTTAGCCATAGCTAAAGTTCTTTTCAACAACGATGACCTCACACCCCTTCACCCAGAAACTAGAGCGGTAAAGGAACATCTAGATAGCTTAGATTTAAAAGTAGTAAACCAAGCTCCTATACAGAATCAAGATACCGAAGAGTATAAACCCCCAAATACGTTTGATAGAGCTTTAACTAAAGTTAATAGGTATGTTCACGAAGGAATAGATAAAAGCAAGATAACGCCCACGCAAAAAAAAGACGTTGCCGCTTTAATAGGTTACCTTCACACTTATAGATTTATACATCAAATTAATAGCTACAGTAATGAAGCGAATAGAGAGCTTTTCGAAAGTAGCTTCGTTCGTTACTCTTACAACAAGCACGACTTAACCCAAGAAGAAGTAGACCAATACATAGTGTTGTCGGCAGAAGTTGTCATTGCAGCTAACATTCAGGCCCGAGTCGAGAGACTTCAGCTTCTTCTTGATGAGTCAGCAGACGACACTGATGGTCGTAGAATTTCTATGGCTTTAGTCGAGTCCATAAACACCGCTCAGACAGAATATAATCAGTGCGTTAACCGCCAACAAACACTTTTAGAAAGCTTAAAAGAGAAGAGAAGTGATAAGCTAAAAAAGCAAATTCAGAATAATGCGAGCATCTTGAATTTAGTTACGCTTTGGAAAGAAGAGGAAAGTCGTCAACAAATGATTCAACTAGCGGAACTCAGAAAGAAAGACTTAAAAGAAGAGGTCGACAACTTATCTTCTATGAGCGATATGAAGGCTAAGATACTAGGTCTCACCGAGAGAGAGGTTTTAGATTAGAATGATTCTTCATGATAAAAAAATATTATTCGTTCATATACCTAGAACAGGAGGTGTAAGCGTAGAGAGACATTTTGACTGGGAAGGTGGCGTCGGATGGAAAGATTCTAACTTGGCGCAGCACTTAACCTTAGAGGAATACAGTTGGAGCTATGACTTAAACAACTACTTTAAATTCGCATTCGTAAGAAATCCTTGGGACAGATTAGTTTCTTGGTTTTTGTGGTCTCAGGCTGAGAATTTATATTTTGACTACGCTCTAAAAAACAAAATACCCCAAGAAGAAATTCCCACGACTCGCTTTGACTCTTGGGTGAAAGGCCGCTTATTGCTAACTAGCGCTGAAAACATCTTGTCAGAGAAGGATTCATTTTTTAGCGTTAAAAAATCTTTTGGTGAATTTTTAGAGGAGCTAGAGCGGAAGCCTCTGCTTTACAACAAAAAGTATGACGACATTAAAGTGTTGGAAAACCGCTTAAAAGGTAGATGGGTTTTACCTCAAGTAGAGTGGCTTAAAACACAAGCAGGAGAAAAAATGGATTATATAGGTAGATTTGAATCTTTGCAAAAAGATTTTAAGTACGTATTGAAAAAAACAAAAAGTAAAATTTCCCGCCTTGGATATACAGGAAAAATACGGTCGAAACCCAACTACAAAAGGTTTTATACCAGAAAAACTCAGAGTATCGTGAGGGAGATGTACAACGAAGATATCGAAGCTCTTGAGTATGAGTTTTAAATGCAAAGTATGTGGAAAAGAGTTTGAGACGGAGCGAAAACTACACGCCCATCTCAAAGCTCATTCATTGCGGGTGGCCGCATATTATCAACAATATTACCCTCGGTATGATTTATACGATGGCAAAATTATTAAATTTAAGTCTAAGAAATTTTACTTCGAAAACGATTTCAACTCTAGGTCGAATCTTATAAAGTGGTTAGATAAACAACCCAAAGAGGAAGCTCAAAAATATTTAAAAGACAAATTGGAGAAGCGAGTAAGGGAAAAAGGCATTGTGTACGCACCTTCTCAAGTTGAAATGAGGAGCGTTATAATTCCATCAATAGTAACTTACGAAAAGTTCTTTAACTTCTACGATTTATGCTCCGAGCTGAAGCTGAAAAATAAATACAAACCAGTAAATAATATTATTGTTGGTTCTGCTTATTCGGAAATGGAAGATGTAAAAGTGTACGTAGACACAAGAGAGCAGAAACCCTTGAAGTTCGAAATACCTATGGAAAGTAAGGCGTTAAAGTTCGGAGACTATGCGTTAAGTAATAAAGACTTAACATGCAACTGTTATATAGAAAGAAAATCTTTAGCTGATTTTATATCGACCATAAGTGTGCTGAATTTTGAAAGATTCAAAAGAGAGGTGGAAAGAGCNGGAGAAGCTGATGCTAATTTAATAGTCGTAGTCGAAGATTCCCTGCAGCACGCTTTAAGCTTTCCATTTTTGCCTTATATATCTAAAAAAATAAAAGCTACGCCAGAATTTATATTCCACAACGTAAGAGCCCTAATACAAGAATATCCTCATTTACAATTTTTATTTGTAGATGGAAGAAAAGAGTCAGTGAGAGTAATAGAAAAAATATTCTTCTCTGGCTGTCTTTATAAAGATATTGATTTACAGTTGTCCTACGATAAAAAAATTCTTTAACTATAATGGATTATGTATCTCATAATAAGTACGTAAACGCATCACCTTTCCCCCACGTTGTGATAAAAGATTTTTTCAATGAAAAAGATTTGAGGGCGTGCGCTCAGTCCATTGAGGAAAAAAAAGACACTTTAAAGTGGAAGGTTCAGCGAAGAGTTACAGAACACCAGATAAACAAAAGATGGATAGAAGATATAACTTTAATGCCCCCTGCTGTAAAAAAGATTTTATGGAAGCTGCACTCTACTGAATTTTTGCTTTTCTTAAAAGAGCTTACCGGAATAGAAGGTATAATTGATGACCCTTATAATCTTGGGGGTGGCATCCATTGTACGTCCAAAGGCGGAAAATTAAATATCCATAAAGATTTTGACTATAACAAAGAAACCTCTCTATTTAGGAGAATTAATGTGTTAGTCTTCTTAAACGAAGAATGGCGTAAAGAATGGAATGGAGATTTAGAGTTTTGGGATAAGACTCTAAAGTCTAAAGAAGTTTCTATTGCTCCAACATTCAATACTATGGTCATCTTTAACACAGATAATCAGGCTCTTCATGGTTGTCCGATTCCTTTGGAGTGTCCCCCTGATAGACATAGATTATCTTTAGCTACTTATTATTACACTTATTCTTCGGGGGAGAGTTCAAGAGAACTTCTTCCTTATGCAGAGTTTTATAAAACAAATTAATTTATGTGGTACGGTCCTGAAAAATACGAAATACCTGCTTTAAATATAAATAAGCAGTTTAAAGAATTAGAGGGGGAGTTGGGCGAAAAAGAAGCTCGTATTACGCTAGCTCGCTTTCTGAGTAGCAACTTGGGTTTTACCACCGAATTATTATCAGGATTAAAGTTAGCGCCTTTTCAAGAAATTACCCTGAAGGGCATGATGAAGAGAAACTTTAGCATGTGTGTATGGGGGCGCGGCTGTGGTAAAACTTTTATTGCTAGCGTTTTTTGTTTCCTTCAATGCATTTTTAATCCCGGAACTAAGATTTTAATAGCTGGACCAACTTTTCGTACTGCTAGGTTTATTTTTAACAATTTAGAAAAACTAGTTAAATCTAAGGGTGCGGAGTTGTTACAACAAGCTTTTGCGACGAGACCTTCTAAAAGAAATGACCAATACGAGTGGGAAATAAATGGTGGAACCATTACAGCCATTCCTTTAAGCGGTGAAAAGATTAGAGGATTCAGAGCGAATATTCTCGTGTTAGATGAGTTTTTGCTTTTGCCAGAAGATACCATTAAAACGGTGTTGATGCCGTTCTTAGTTGCCCCCCAAGATATGACTGAAAGATTAGAAATTAGAGCGATAGAGGACGGCTTGATAAAAGAAGGAAAAATGAAAGAAGAAGACAGAATGGTTTTCGAAAACAACTCTAAAATGATAGCCCTCTCCTCTGCGTCCTATACTTTTGAAAATCTTTATAAAACCTATAGCGAATGGGTAGATAAAATTTATTCCGACGAAGAAAGTGATGCATCTTATTTTATATCTCAAATGGGCTACGAATCTTTACCCTCCTACATGATTGATAAAACGGTTATCGAGGAAGCTCAAGGAGGTGGTCAAAGTCACTCTTCTTTCATGAGAGAGTATTGCGCCCAGTTCACTGATGGAAGCGATTCTTATTTTAGCGCCAAGAAAATGCACGAGTGTACTATTAAAGACGGGGAAAATCCCACTACATTAATTAGGGGCAGAAGAGGAGCAAAGTACATCATAGGTATTGACCCGAGTTTCAGTAATAGCCCATCTTCTGATTATTTTGCGATGGCGGTTTTAGAGTTGGATGAAGAAAATAAGCAAAGCACCTTAGTCCACAACTACGCAGTTGCTGGTGGTGACCTGAAAGACCATATAGCATACCTTCACTATCTTCNTACAAATTTCGACATCGAAATNATATGCATTGATAATGCGGGTTTTCAATTTTTAGATGGAGCGAACGAATCTGAATCATTCTTAAAAAATCGCTTAAATCTTAAATTTATAGATTTCAATGGAGAAAAAGCTGGTGCCGAATACGACAAAGAAATAGTGAAACTCAAAAGATTATTTAATAAACAAAATCAAAATATTTGCTTTAAGCAGAATTTTACTTCCGATTGGCTAAGGAGAGCTAACGAACATTTACAAGCATGTATAGACCATAAGAAAATATGGTTTGCTTCACGGACCACCGCAAATGGAAGTTCTTTCTCCAAACAGAGNAGTTACGCTATAAATTTAGAAGCAGTCAAACAGCCAACCGTTGGTGAATTTATAGAGATTCAAGACGAACTGGTATATTCCACCAAAAAGCAGTGTGCCCTAATTGAAGTAAAAAGTACCGCTAAAGGCACTCAAACCTTTGATTTACCCATCCACTTGAAGAAAAGTACATCAGCTAATCGAGCTAGGCGAGATAACTATACCGCTTTAATGCTAGCAAATTGGGCAACAAAATGTTATTATGATATGCAGGGGCAGAAAAATGATTTTTTTGATACTTTTACACCCGTAATGATTAACTAATAGTGTAACTAATTGTAGTAAAATGGCTGACACACCAAGGAAAAGGACTCCTCGGAAGAAGAAGGAAGAAGGAACGACCCCACTCATGGCTTACGAGCAAGAGTCGGTCGCTTCCACCTCGTCTTTAGATTCCAACACTAACTATACCCGTAGTAGGAGTAATGTCTCTGCGTTAATCCAGAGAACATTGAAGTATAGAAATATTGAAGAAGGGCTGATTCCCTTTAATTATACTGGGATAAATTACGGCAAGGTAAACGCCATAGATGTAAGAGACGCCGTTATTCTTTGTCAGAAAGCTTACTATAACTTTGCTCAGTTTAGAAATGTCATAGATTTAATGACTGAGTTTTCTTGCGGGAGAATATTCTTTCAAGGCGGCACAAAGAAGTCTAGAGAATTCTTTGAGGCTCTTTTTAACAAGATTAACATTGCAGACTTTCAAGATAAATTCTTCAGAGAGTACTATCGTTCTGGTAACGTTTTTGTATACAGATTCGAAACTACCCTAAAACCTAACGACATAAAAAAGATAACTCAGGTTTATGGACAAGAAGTTAAAGCTTCCAAAAAGGGAGCAATTCCCACTCGTTATACTCTTCTTAATCCTGCTGATATAGCTCTAACTGGTAGCCTGAGCTTTGCTTCGCCTCAATACTACAAGTATTTAACTAACTATGAGTTAGACAGACTGAAGAATCCTAAAACTTTAGAAGACAGAGAAATATATGAGTCTCTTGACCCAGACGCCAAAGAAAAGATAAAAGGCAAAAATTCTAAAAACCTAACCAGTTTTTGATTCCGTTAGACCCAGCTGTAGTATCAGCAGTTTTTTACAAAAAACAAGACTACGAGCCGTTTGCAGTGCCTATGGGTTTCCCCGTGTTAGAAGATTTAAACTTTAAGCAAGAGCTTAAGAAAATGGACATGGCCATAGGTCGATGCATGCAGCAAGCTATTCTGCTTGTGACTATGGGTAACGACCCAGATAAGGGCGGCATTAACCAAAAGAATCTGCAAGCCATGCAGCAGCTTTTTGCGAACCAATCTGTCGGTAGAGNATTAATATCAGACTATACAACCAAAGCTGAGTTTGTTGTTCCCAAGATTGCTGATTTAATGACTCCTACCAAATATGAAATTTTTGATAGAGATATTAACTTGGGATTAAATAATATTTTAGTCGGGGGTGAAAAATTTGCTAATCAATCCTCGAAGGTAGATGTCTTTTTAGCTAGGCTAGAGTCTGGGCGCAACGCCTTCTTGAATGAGTTTTTATTTCCAGAGGTGAAAAGGATTTCTAGGAACTTGGGTTTTAAAAACTTTCCTACTCCTTTTTTCCAAGAGATTGATTTAAGCGACAACCCAATCAAAGATAAACTTTATATTCAGTTGTATCAGCTTGGAGCTTTAACTGCGTCAGAAGTTATTGACGCAATCAAAACCGACAGGCTTCCAGACTCAGAAGATTCAAAAGTTTCTCAAGAAGAATTTTTGTCCTTCAAAGACGAAGGTTTGTATTCTCCTGTGATAGGCGGGAAGGGTGGCAACGAGACAATCACCGTCAAAAAGGGTAAGTCTGCTGGGGGACCTAAAAGCGCTGGAAGACCCGAAGGAACTACTGGGATTCCTCAGGCAACGAAAAATGTTAATCCAATAGGGCAAGGCCCACAATCCAAAGCAGAGCAAAAATACAATTTACAAGACCTAAAAGAAAACATGCTTCTGGCTCAAAAGCTAGAGGGCAATGTAGTGATTGAGATTAAAAAGCAGAAGAAACTTAAAAGAGTTCTAAAGGCTCACAAAGAGGCGGCTGCTCAAATAGTAGATGTTATCATAGCTAACGAAGAACCCAAAGATTGGGAAAGCAAGATTTCTTCTTATGTTAAAAATCCAATTGATAAAAACCCGAAAAGGACAGCTGCGATTACAGAATTGGCCATGAAACATAATTTAGATTTTTATTTAGCGAGCTTGCTCCATGCTAGCGCAATTCAATCCTTAAAAGAATAATTTTATATGAGCGAAGAAAAAGATAAAGCTTTAGAGTCTTTATATCCAGCTGCTCAAGCTGATATATCCATGCCCAACATAATGATGCCTGTTCCTTCAAAGGAGTCTAGAAAGGTTTCGGAAGTTAAAGATGAATGCGGGGGAGCATTTAAGTACGCATTTCTTGGGGCAGGCCAAGGGGGTTCAAGAATAGCTGAAAGTTTCCACAAGCTTGGCTACCGCAGGGTTGCGGTTATCAATACCGCTCAGCAAGATTTAAACTCAATAGAGTTAGAAAATAAGCTTTGCATTGGAGAAGGCGGAGCTGGTAAAGACCCTGAAGTAGCTCAAAGAGCTTATGAAGAGCGCAAAGAAGATGTTCTCGATTTTATGAGACGCTCATTCGGTGACAACGTTGACAGAATTTTTATATGCGTTGGCGCAGGAGGCGGAACTGGTGGCGGTTGTTGGTCTGAGCTTATAGAAACAGCAAAAGAATACTACGAGGTAAATGGCACGGAGAATAAAAAAGTTGGGCTGATAATGGCCTTACCTAAGGCGTCAGAGGGGAAGAGGGTGTGCGCTAACGCTTTTCATGCTCTCAAAAAAGTCTTTTCCAAAGGGGGAGACTTGGCTCCTGATTTTATTTCTCCGATTATGCTATTAGACAACGATAGAGTGAGCGAACTCTATCCCAACTTAAGCGTTTCTCAATTTTGGGGCGCAGCAAATTCGACTTTAACAGGCTTGTTCCACTTGTTTAATCACACCGCTTCTAAGGATAGCTCTTATTCAAGTTTCGACCCTAATGATTATAAAAGCGTTTTAGATTCTGGATTCATTGCTATGGGAGCTTCTCCAGTACAAGAGTGGGAGGATAATATTAGCATAGCCAGAGCTCTGAGAGAAAATCTAAGTAGTAACTTAATTACTGGGGGAGTAAATCTTAAAACTGGTAAATGTGCAGGAGCAGTCGTAATAGGTGGAGCCAACCAACTTGATTCTATTCCTCAAAGCGCACTTGACCAAGCTTACGACCAGTTAAGTCGCATGCTAAAACCCGGTGTCCAACATATGATTCACAGAGGTATTTACAGCAGCGATAAAGAAGAATTAAACGTTTTTACTATGGTTGGCGGTCTTGAAGCTCCAACTGAGAAAATGCAGGAATTAAAAGTCCTTGCAAATATTACGCAGTAATGTATTGTATTTATACTTTATAAAGGATAATTTATTATGGCTACTACTAAAAATAATGCAGTGAAACCCGGCTGGAAAACTACAGAATTCTGGCTCACATCTCTAACAGTTTTGGCATCTTTGCTTTGGGGCGCTGATGTCGTAAGTCCAGAAGGCGCTGGTACAGCTAACAAAGTTTTTGGCTTTGTGGTTGCGGCGCTCGGGGCAGTTGGATACACCGTGTCCAGAGGCTTGGCTAAAGGCGGCAAGTAATGGCGTTCCTGACGGCTCTATTTAAAGCCGTTTTAGAATGGCTGTCTGCTGAAGTTAAAAAAG